AATAAACTCATCTTTTTTACTTTCGGCTTTGAATAGATAAAATAGTTTAGTTAGTTCTTGTAAATCTGATATTTTTGAAAAATGTCAAATTACAGTTTCAAAAGAAACTTTTTTATCATTCCAAGCAAATAAGACACCAAATGGTATAATTGAAACGTTTTCGCCTTGAATTACGTAATTTCTAGCAAACTCTATTGTAGGATTAATTTGCGATTGTGATGCGATCGTTTTGTCTGGATTTACATTCAATCCTATAGATGTCATAAAATCAATATATTTATTATATTGTTCATCTGAACAATATAATAATAAATCGTCACCGACAATAGCATAATTAGAAACATTAACGTCACAAATGACATTAACAATATAATGATGCATAATTGCCATAATAGGTCAGGATGTGAATAAACCCATACCTTGACCTACTTCGTAACGTATTGGTCTACCTTCATTTATAGGGGAATTAACTGTAGAATAAACTCTATCTAAGATACCTAATCAATGTTTCGATATACTTTCTCCATCGTAATTTAATTCATTTAAGATGGATTTAAGGATTTCTCCTTGAAGTACTCTAGGCATTCGATCGGTAGCAGCAGATAGATCAATTGAAAAGAAATTTTTGTTAGAAGCTTTACTAAGGAATTCTTTGTTATTCATAATGTAAGGTATTCCTTTCTTATGATCAAAAGTAAAATCCGAATCTATTGTTCTTAACAGATCAAATAGGAAGAAATGTATTCCAGAAAGAGCCGATTGACTTAATCAGTCAACATTAGCTATCATTCTGGCTTTTCCTCCGTTTGCTGTGAAATGAAACAATCTTGAACAGATTTTATCCTTCATAAAGCTCCTATCAATTTGTATATTTTCAGTTAACGTATTAACTAAATAGCAAAACTCATCTCCATTTTTGAAGTGAGTTGCTAATCCTATAATAGAATGATAAATAGATTTATTATTCAATACTCCGGCTACATCGTCTAATAACTTAGTTGCAGATGCATTTGAGTTAGGTGATGATGCATTACCAGAATATATTGTTAAATTAATTTCTTTATTGATTTTATTATTAGATAATAATTTCTTTGTTCATTGATTTAGTTTTTCAGGCGAAAAGTCATTATTAATAACTAAATCTAAATCTTTTCCAGTATACTTTCCATTTATAGTTTCA